GATGATATGGATTATGAAAAAAGAAACCAATTCAGATCTCAAATGCCTCATAGATTGGTTTTTCGTTTGTGTTATGATAAATCAGGATCAATAAAATCACATCAACACTTATACTCTTTGATACCTTTTATGGAAATTAATAACGGAGAAAATACACTTACACGTTTGAAACCAGGCCACAAACGCTTTTATCAGGACTCTTTTGAAGATTTTGAACGGAATTTTACTTTCTCAGACTTTCAAACAAAACAATATACTCCAGAAGAATTACAAGACATTTATCCATGGAGAGAGAAATACAACCAAATGTACAAAATGTTTCGTCCTGGTTTTCCTGAAGATATTACCATGGAAGAAGAGACTATGTTTATGGATTTTGCTGTTGAAATTTCTCCAGATGATACATGTAAATTATTGGGAAAAGTTTGGAAAAATAAAGAAGTACCAAAATCCAAAGAACAAACAAGAATTGAACAGTTGGAAAATCAGGTTCAAGAATTGGTGAATTTGGTTGGTGAATTGTTGAATAAATAAGAAGGAAAAACATGAAAATAGATAAAAAAACACAACAACAAATAGATCTTGTAGCAAATACATTGGGACCAAAAGGTAAATTGGTAATAATAGACTATAAAGAAAATGAAGCCGTATGTACAAAAGATGGTTTCTCAGTAGCTTATAAAATCCAACATCCAACCCATATGTTCAAACTTTTACGTCAAGCTTCCAAAAAACAAGTGTCTGAATGTGGTGATAGTAGTACAAGTGTGTTGATTCTTGCTTCTGAAATGGTAAAAAGACTTAATAGAAAAGATTTACCAAAACTGAAAAATCTTATTGGTTGGATTACTTCCTATATTGATGCTGATAAAAGACCTGTAAATATAGAAAAAGACCTATTCAATGTAGCTATGATTCCTTCAAATTCAGATAGAGAAATTGCAGAACCTATTACAGAAGCTATCAAAAACAATGGTGTGGATGGGCATTATATTATTGAAGAGAAGTTTGACGCAGGAATTGAATATGAACAATTGACAGGCTATTACTTGAATTTGGGTATGTCTGATCCTTTCTTTGCAAATACAACTACTGGGTCTTGTGTTTTTTCTGATCCAGTTTTCTTTATTAAGGATCAAATTACACTATCTGAATTATCTATCCCAGCCTCTCAAGCAGCACAACAACATAAACCTTTGGTGGTGATTGGTAGTTGTTCTGAAGAGTGTATAGATGCTATGAAACAAAATCAGTTGAAAGGAATTGGCTCTTACGTACATATTGATACAACATACTTCCCTCAAAATAAAAAGGCTGATTTATTCTTGGATCTACAGACTCTATCTTCTTGTGTAACCAAAATTGACATCAGAAGACATGCTACCTTGATTGAATTCAACAAAACCAAAGATTTATCAGTCTATATCCAAAGATTGAAAAAGTCTGACAAAACCTCTGGGGAAGAAAAGAACCAAGTGAAGGAAAGAATTGCACGTTTTGAAAGTAAAATCTGCAAAATAAAAGTTGGTTCCGATTCCGTAGCTGGTTTGAGTGAAAAGAAAGATCATGTAGAAGATACTATTCTTTCCACTTTATCAGCCCTCAGAGAAGGATATGTTCCAGGTGCAGGTTATGAATTGTATAGAATCAGCAAAGAACTACCATGGAAATATCGTAGAATCTTTTCATCAATTTGGAGAAGGGTAGGAAAAATTACACCAGATGATACTATTATTGATTCTGCGGCTTGTATTAAATCTCAAATAAAAAATGCATTTGAAGTGGCTTCTCTTATCCTCAACTCTCAAAAGGATTATATAGCTGTGGAGAAGTAAGATGAAAAAGCCTTTGTTTGATGTTTTGACTTATGGTATAAAAGGTTTTGATGAAGGTGGAAAGTTTATAAAGAGCATTTTACCTTCTCTCAAAATAACCCCAGAAAAACAAATACTTACAGATTACAAACGTTATTGGGCTTTATTGGAAGTAAGTGGAGAGAACGCTATTTTTGACCACATAGTAAAAGATCGTACTTGTTGTAATCCAGAGTTTATTGCACAAGTACTCAATTATGTTTTTCAGAAGTCAACTATATGTAATGTTTTTATTAAAATAGACAATATTCCATCAGTCAGATTTACAGAAGGATTGGGATTTGTTTTTACAGGAATAATACGTCAAAAACCTGATTACGTCTTTATATATTCTATGACTGCTGAAGAGTTTTATACTTCAAAGTGGGCTGAATATTTATGATTGCTGATGTTATACAGAGATTATTGGACAAAGGTATTATAACTCAAGAACAATTGGATAGTAAAGCAGGTCGTATCCAAGCTATCAATGACGCCTTTCACCAAGCTTCTCCCATTTTGAAAGTTTTATTGGTTGGTGGCTCACGTAGCAGTAAATCTTTTCGTAGTGTTGATAAGGTTGTTTCTCGTGCTGTTCTTTATCCATGTTCACGTCATCTTATCGCCCGTCAAACATTCAATTCTCTGAAAACCGCTATTATACGTGATACCTTTCCAAAAGTCCTTCAAATCAAATATCCAGCCCTTTATAAAGCTTGGATGGGAAGTGGCATGAATTGGGGTGAATCTATTTTTACTCTTCCCAATGGCTCTCAAATAATCTTCCGTGGTATTGGTAATGAAAAAGACGTAGAAAGATTATTGGGTACTGAATTTTCTACCCTTTTCTTTGATGAATGTTCTGAAATCAACTTCTTATCAGTCCAGAAGCTTCGTACCCGTCTTGCTCAAAAGGTAAAACACTACAAGGAAGATAAATTCTGTAAGTTGATGGAGATTGATGTTTTGAACCCTACTACAAAATCTCACTGGACTTATAAAGAATACCATGAACACATTAATCCTCTTGATCCAGAAATAAAACTTGATCCAACCGAAATGATCTCTGTAACTTTGAACCCTATCGATAACATAGAAAATATCGAAGAGGACTACATAGAAAAGGTGTTGATGAAGCTTCCAAAGGCCGATCAATTACGCTTCTTGTTTGGTCAATATGGGAATGAGGTGAGGGGTTCTATTTTTGGGCCTGAACTCAATAAATATATAGAACATGTAGGAAAATATTCTCTTGTCCCTCAATTTGAAACATTTGCAGCTTTTGATATTGGGCACTATGACTCTACAGCTATAACTATCTACCAATACTATAATAAGCGTTGGAGATTTATAGATTGTTATGAAAGAAGTATGGAATCTTGGCCTTTCTATAGAGATTGGTTGAGAAGAAATTACCCTCAAATCAGACGTTTGGTATTCCCTCATGATGGTGATAATACTGAATGGTCTATGGGAATCACAAGAAGAGCCCAAGCAGAGAAGGACGGATTTCAAGTCTGGATAGCTCCAAGATTGAAACAAAACGAACAAATTGATATAGCACGATCTGAACTGAAAAACTGCTATTTTAATGAAGAGACTACCCACAGACTCATCGAGTGTTTAAACTCATCTATTTATGACTATGACCCAATAAATAGTGTCTGGAAGAGTGAAAAATTAAAACATGATGAATTCTCTCACATGACATCAGCCTTTATTTATTCAATTACTGGTATGAAAAACGCTATGGAGTCTGAGAGATTTGAAACAGAAGAAGAACGGAATAAGAGAATCTATAGAGAACAACAAAGACTTATCCAAAATGAAATTGAACATGATTTGGATAGAGTTTTGGACCCAGGTGTGAATCTTGTGAACCCAAAAAGAAGAAGATAATGAGCAAAAAACTGATCACAAAGAAGAATATCAAAGACTACGTAAAAGAATTACACACAAATCGTAAAGTGCGTAATGCTGATAATGTAGAAAGAGATATAGATTGTTTAATTGTAGAGCTTACACAGTCTTTACATAACAATATTGATAATATGGATCTTGAACTTCGAGTACAAACCCTCGAAACAATTGGGAAGATTTCTATAGGTTTGAAAAAGCAAAAAGTAGAAATGTTGAAGGCAGATAACGAAAAAAGAAAGTTTGATTTGATTGATGAATACCGCAATGGACCAAAAAAAGTCGATCATGAAGACTCTATGACTATTGTACAAATACCACAAGAAGATGCAAATAATTAAAATGTATATAGAAAATGAAAAATTCTTGGCTGAACTGAAATTATCTCAAAAAGAGCCTACTCCACAACTTTGCATGTATTTCTTATTGATTATACGTGATTTTGTTTATAGAAAGAATGCATCATATGTTTATAAAGAAGATTTGATCCAAGAAATATTACTGAAATGTCTTGAAAAATATAAACAATACGATTTGAACCATAAAGATTGTGTAGGGTTTTGGAAATTGGTAATTGGTAGAGATATTATCAAAAAAGTCACTAGAGATCGTCAATTAAGAAAGGAAGAGTTATTTTTTCAATATTCAGTTGGTCGATGTGATGATGATTGGATGACTGAACAAGATATAGAGGATTACAATACCAAGTTTATTCACAAATGGAAGAAAAAAAAGAATACTTAATACATGTAAGATTATAAACAAAATAGGTTGAAAATATGACTTCTTCTATCGTAAATTCTATAACAACCACTCCAAAAAAACAAAAGATACGTGGAGTTGTTCGTAATGCAACAGAACAAGAATGGTTGGGTGTTCATGTAGTCCCAGATAAGGGTGAAATTATATATACATCTGATAAAAATACATTCAAAGTTGGGGATGGAGTTACACCTTATCCGGACTTACCTACAACTGGAAGCTCTTTAAATATAAAAAATGTTGTAAATAAGTCTGATGATATTCCAGAAGCTACAGAAGAAAACAAAGGTGATGTTTATTTATATAATGGGGAAAATACATCA